GCTTGCGCTAATTGTAGGTGGGCTAGTTGTGGGTCATGGGTCTGGTGGTTACTCCGACGGTTGGGGGTTTAGCTGAGGGACTCGACGTCGCCTTTGCATATATCGGCAATGCCAATCACTCGGCGTTCGATAAGGGCTAGCAACTGCGCGGCAGCGGCGGCGTCGGTGTAATCCTCGCGGTGAATAGCGAAAGCGTCACGGACGTCGTTGGTGAGCGCGATGATCTGCTCGGCAGTGATGCGGTGTTTTGCTTTTGCCGCGCAGAGATCGTGTCCCGCGTGCTGTAGCTTTGCGTATAGGTCGTTGGGTGTCATGTGACCTCCATTGGGTTGGGGTTTAAGACAGTAATTGCTTTAAGACATTACTTTAAGACAAAACTATCTAGCTAAGTGATTGATATTGCAGCTTTAAGACATTAAGACATTAATATATAATAGTAGTGGGGCATGAGTCGTGCGCGGCGCAGACTTACGGTCTACACACACATTTTTCCAAATCCATACTATTATATATTAATGTCTTAATGTCTTAATGTCTTAAAGGGGGACTTAAACCTCTGATTTCGTTAGTTTTTCGTTTAAGACAAAACACAAGACAAAATATTTGCGTCCTACTTTTGTCTTAAAGGAAAAACTGGGGGGCTTGCCCCCCAATCCTAGTCGTTACTCGGCTGCGAAGTGAAGTGTAGGAAGCTGTGGGCCTTCGATCAGAGCAGAGTGCACGGGTGCAACCGCAGCAGCAGCAGCGTGATCCACAAGCGATTGTTCGTCACGATCGGTCACAGCAGGCAGTTCGCTCTTGCCTTGCAGAGCCGCGATTGCAGCCAGTACCTTAGACTGTGCAACTTCAAGTTCGGCCAGTGTCCAACCGTCCTCGGCCAGCTTGCCCTTTTCCTGCGCCTTGGTGACACGATCAGCAGCGTCACTGATGACCTTGGCAGGGTTTACAGGCTTGCCGCCCTTGCCTGCTTCGTCGTCGCTGTGCGAATACCATGCTGGCAGTGACGCAGTGACGTCGGAGACATACTCAGCGGCTTCAGCGTCTGTAATATCTTTTGGGTCAGTAGCCACGCCACGCTCGATACGCAGCTCTTTCATGGCAGTCTTGTTGATTTTGTAGGTTTCACTGCCCTTGTCGAACTTGACAGGGAAGCTGGCTTCGATAAATTTGTCGAGCTTGGTGACGTTGACACCGACAATGCCAGCACGCAACTTCGTGAAGTATTGCGTATCGCCGTTGCCGAAAGCATAGCCAGCAGCAGACAGTACAATCGCTTGCACATTGTCACGCAGCGTAGTTGCCGAACGTGTTACTACGCCAATCTTCGCATTGATTTGGTTCTTGGTAAACATAACATTTCCTTTGGTTAGTGGGTTTCATCGACGGGGTAGACGTAAACCGACCAACCGATCAGCTTACGAATACCCCGCCCCATTGCTAGAGGGGTGATGGAGTATCCGAACTTTATTTAGCGTGCCTCACCCATAGATTGCTGGGTCAGGTTGGTGCGTCCGCCGACATCCTACGCAAAGCAATAGGGTCAGCTGGATCAAGGCATCACGCCACGGCATCCCGCTCGGTCACGATCGTCCGGTTTCCCCGCATGCATGTAGCGGTTGACTCTTGAGGGTCGTCCCTAACCGAGCGCGTACGCAAGTGGTGCGCAGACGCAGGGGGTGACATGGCGGCGTAGTACACCGACCCCAACCTTTCGACCGAGAGGACTACTTCGACCAGTGGCCTAGTGCATCTCATCCTCTCATAGATGGCGCGGGGTAAACGAGATGGGGTAGGGGACGAGGGGGGTGGCCACCCCACCCAGCCCTTATGTAACCCATTCATCACAAGCCCTATTTTTGGTAATGCAACCTATAGGTGTGTCCGTATTCATTGACCCAAGGGTGTTCACGTGTTAACAGCTAGAAACATGAGCAATCACGTGCAAAAAATCCTCCCCGAGCAGAACCACAAGCCGTTGCTTTCAAAAGCTGACCTTGCTGCGATAGAGGCCGATCCCGCCCTGATGGAAACCTTTTCGCGGCTCCTTGGGGCTGTCAATTTGGACAATTTGTTCCGCACCATGCAGGAACCCGACATCAACCCCGCCACGCGCATCGAATTTCAAAAGCTGCTGAACAAAATGGGCAAGCTAGAACCCGATACAAAGGCAAACAACAGCGGTACCGGCCCTCAAGTCGTCATCAACATCACCCGGGCCAAGGATAATATGGAAGAAATCACCATAGACGCCGCCATGGACACCATACCAGATGCAACATGAGATCAATTTTGAGGTTATTAAGAGCCTCGACGACTTCTTTTACTCTGAAAAGTTCATATCGTTAGCTGTAGGACCGGTCGGATCGACCAAAACCACCGCTGGCATTATGAAAATCCTGCACCACGCTGCGTTAATGGCCCCGTGCAAGGACGGAATACGCCGTTCTAGGGCGATTTGGGTGCGAAATACCCGCGAACAGCTGCGAGATACGTCAATTCCTGACTTTTTGAAGTGGGTTCCCGACGGAATTATGGGTACTTTTCTTAAAACAGAGTACAAATTCGTCATAAAAGTAGGCAATATTGAGTGCGAAGTGCTGTTTAGGGGCCTCGATGACGCCAATGACGTGCGTAGATTGCTCTCATTACAGGCCAGTTTCTTCGTTTTTGACGAATTTAGGGAGATTCACCCCGATATTTACAACGCTGCGCAGGGTCGTATAGGCCGTTATCCCGACAAAATGATGAACGGTGTGGGGTGTCAAACGGACGATGGAGACCCGAATATGCACCTTTGGGGCATGACAAACCCCCCTGACATGGACACTTTCTGGGAAACGCTGCTCACAGAGCCGCCTGACAACGTGCACGTGACGATCCAGCCCAGTGGTCTGTCTCCTGAGGCGGATTGGACGAAATTTCTGCCCGATGACTACTACGACAACCTCGCGCACGGTAAAACCGAGGACTGGGTAGACGTGTACATACACGCTGAGTTTGGCAAATCGCTCAGTGGCCAGCCCGTGTTCAAATCGTTCGACAGGTCGGTACACGCGTCTAGTGAAGAGCTGACGCCGATGTACTCCGATGATCCTCTTCTGATCGGCGTAGACGCAGGGCTGACGCCAGCTGCTGTAATCGGGCAGGTTGCCTACGACGGGCGACTTGTCGTGTACGATTCACTGATTTCGGATGGGATGGGGGCGTTACGGTTCGTGCGAGAGCGCCTAAAACCACTGCTTGCGAACAAATTTCCCGGGCGTAACACCCTCGTAATTATTGATCCCGCGGCGTTTCAGCGTGCGCAGACGGACGAGCGCACCGTGGCTGACATTTACAAAGCTGAGGGCTTTTTGATTAAGCCTGCAAAGACAAACTCGGTTGCTGCACGCATAGCCGCGGTGGAGAAATACCTGACACGTGTGGTCGACGGTAAGTATTCGTTCGTCGTAGATTCGAACAGCGCAAACTCTCTCGTTCAAGCCTTGGCGGGAAAATATCGTTACAAAATAAACACTAAGGGCGCACGTGATGAAAAACCAGAAAAATCACACCCCTGGTCAGATGTCGCTGATGCGTTCCAATATATGTGCCTGCACGCTGACGGCGGCGAGACTTTTGGTATGGCGTCTTGGGGTACGCAGCGTAAGGAGATTACCCGTGTCTCCGCTGGTGGATGGACCTGATCTGTTGACATGTAAGCACATTAGTGGTAGTGCACGCACGACGTTATATGTGAGAAAATAATATGGCGCTTGGCCCAGCATTAGTTCCCGTTGCACGCGCCTCTGACCTTGAGGCAGAAGCTAACCGTGCTGCTACGGAGAAGCAGAACTCCCCGATGATGGAAGGACTTGCGTCCCATACACGTCATCGCTGGGAAACTATGCGCGATCACTACCGCGAAAATACTGAGCTACGCCTGTCGAAATGCGTGCGCGCCCGTAACATGGAGTACGAGCCAGCCAAGATGGCTGAAATACGCGAGCAGGGCGGCTCAGAAATCTTTATGGGCATTGTCAGCACGAAGTGCCGTACGGCCACCGCATGGCTGCGTGACACGCTCCTAGGCGTCGGTGCGGACAAACCGTGGGGGATAAGTGCTACGCCGCTCCCTGAGGTGCCACCAGACGTCCAGACAGCCATGCAGGGCATCATGCAGCAGAATTTGATGCAGCACTATGCAGAGGGCGGGGAACAGCCCTCAGAGGCCGATTTGAAGCAACTGGCAGGCGGCATGAAAGACACCGCCATGCGTGCCATGAAGTTCGAAGCTGACAAACGCGTCGAGCGCATGGAAAAGAAAATGGAGGACCAGTTCGTAGAGGGCGGGTTCACCAAGGCAATGTTTGAGTTTACCAACGACGTTGCGACATTCCCCTACGCGATCCTCAAAGGCCCGATTCCTCGCAAGCGTAAGACCATGAAGTATATAGACGGCGGTCTGGGTATAGTCGAGGTTGTACGCGACGAGTGGGAGCGCGTAGACCCGTTCAAGTTTTACTGGGCACCTTGGGGTGACGACGTACAGTCCATGCCCGTCATCGAGGTCCACCACCTTACACGCGAAGACGTTGAAGACATGATCGGCATGGAAGGATACGACGAAGATTCTGTGCGTTCTATCCTGTCAGACTTCGGTGTTGGCGGCTTCGACTGGTTGGATCACGACACCAGCACCATGGAAGATGTCACTGGCGTAGACTTTGACGACGTAAGCGGCGATTTGGTAGCGGCCATACAGCTGTGGGATACGATCCCGGGCGACATGCTGCTTGAGTGGGGCTTGAGCGAAGAAGA